GCTAATTCATCTTTATATTTTTGTACTGACTGTTCTCCTCTAGCATATAATCTTAATTGATGGAAATTACCCCAATTAGAAGCGTATCTATTATTGTTTGCTCTACTCTTGCCAAACCATTCTTGTTCTATAGCCCTAGATACTTGCAATCCATACTCTTCAGATGCTTTCTCTGCATCACTTACAACTTGACTTGGAAATGCGCTATTAGTATTTGTATATACACTCATTTATTATATATTTTTGATAAAGAACCATTATTATCGTATCTTTTTATTCCTAAATCATAAACCTGTTTAACCATTTTAACCGAAGGACTATATCTGTTCTTATTACACGCCATTATAGCTAATCCAGAACTTATAGAAGCATCATGATCTGTTCTATTGTTTATATTAAATCTAGCCCAGTCGTTAAGAGTTCTATTGAAATACATATTACCATAACCAGTGTCAGTTAGTCCTATGGATTCTTCTATATATGATTCTATTGCTGAAGCATGTGCTTGTTTTATATCTTCGCTAGAGTTAGGTATTCCACCAATCTCTCTCTCAGTTACAGATAAATTATTCCAAACCTTGTCAGGTCTGTTCATTGAAAAACCTCTATAACCTCTTCTTTTAAAGTGATATAATAATCTAGGTTTATTATTCTCTGCTAGTATAGGCATACCATAAAATATACATGCCATTAAAACTTCTTCAAAAAATATTTCAGCAGTTTGAGGTCTAGCGATATATTCTAAAAAGAAAGCATTGGGTGGTGCGTCTTCCATAGAAAACTTAGTTAATCCACTTAATGATCCGTTAGATCCCTTACCATCAACAGTGCCCGATATATCATACGGGTCACACCCAAATGCTCCAACATGTTCATTACCAGGGTATTTTAAACCATTTTTTATTATTATATTATTTTGTAGTTGTAATGGCGGAACCCATGATATTAGAAATCTACCATCTTTGTTTGGATAGAATACTACTCTAGTATCTTGAATACCATTCTCCCATTGAAAACTACCTTTGGTTATAACACCAGTATTTCTTAAGTCTTCGTTATAATCTATCTGTTCGTATATCTTAGTTAGATTAAAAAGAGATTGTTTTGCCTCATCTCTAAAAGCATGTTGTTCTGTTCTTGGAAACTGTCTGTAGTATTCGTTTAAACCATCTTGATCAGATTTAAGACCATCTACTTCGTTTTGCCAATGTTCTATAACTCCATAATCTATTTCATTGCCATCTACACCTTTTATTGGTTTAGTTGGTGTGTCAAAAACAGGTACTCCATATATATCTATAAAACCTTCGTATGACCATTCCATCGGAATGAATAAACTATATAATCCAGAACTTGTTTGTCCGTTCCTATTTCTTTTAGAAACATCTGAGTTATAATATAAAGTCTTAAAATTATCTCCACCTTTATCTAAAGCATTAGAAGTTGAACCCATCATGCATTTACCAATAACTCTACTACCTAACCTTAGAGTTGTTTTAGTAACTCGCCAGTTATTTAATATATTATCTGGTCTTTCCCATTTACCACTTTCATCATGTACTAATAGTTTTAATTTTTCACCATCATAACTATTATCTCCAGTATTCTTCCAGTCAATGGTTGTATCTAATCCATCTAACTCTTCTAGTCTTTCATTAGAATCTAATTTTCTTCTAGTAAGTTTAGATGCTGGTATTCTATATGCTAATTCTGTTTTAGGTCTATCCATACCATCTTGGATAGGTTTAAAAAAGAAAGGATAGTTTATTGATATTGGAACTACTTTGTCTGTAAACATTTTTTTAGCATCTGCTCCAGATTTTGAAAGTATACCAAATCTTGAGTCACTTGATATTGTTGCTAAGTTTACTAATTCGGAAGAAGACATGAAAGAAAAACCAGAACGTCTATTTTTTAAATAACACATTCCATAACATCTAGGATCTGCTTTACAAGCTTCCCAGAAAATAAAAAATAATCTATTTGATTCTCTAAAGTCTGGAGCACCAACATCGATCTTACTCCATTGAAGATACATATAATGTGTACCTGTTATATATGTTGGTTTACCATTATTATTGAAGAATAAACCTTCTTCTCTATATTTGAATTCATTATCTATATAGTCGTACCATCTGTCTTTAAAACTATCAGGTTGTTTATTCCAATCAAAAGTACTTTTTATTTTACTTATTTCTTTAGGGAAATCCATTTGTTCCCAATATTGTTCTTCTTTAACTTTAGACCTAGAATAAGAATCTTCAACTAATGGTAATGCTATTTTTAAATTTTGGATTTCGTATATTTCACCAATCTTTCCAGTCTTACTAATAACAACCAAATCATTGTCCTTATCATACCCATATTTCCATTTCTTTAAACGATTGTTTTGCTTAATAACACTAGACTTTATATAGTCTGGTACTATCTTGTATAGAGTTTGTTCGTACATTATTTAGATCTCCCTTCCGCAAAACCTTTAAATACCTTAACCTCAACCTCTTTATCTACTTCAACTAATAGTTTCTCTTCTTCTTCTATTCTACTAAGTATTTCAAATGCATCGAATATAGCTAATTTCTTAGTTGCTGCAGCATTCTTTAATTTATCTGCTGATAAATCATCATCTCCATTATTTAAAATAGCTTCTTCAGCTACCTTAATCAGTTCTAATACTGCTTTGTGTCCAGCTAAAATGATGTTTTGCTTAGTTTCTTTTATATTCATTTTATTTAATAAGATATAATTTTTTTACAGTATTTCTATGCAATCCAATCATTTTGCCCAATTTGGGTTATATTCTGCTTCGTCTCCTTTACATTCATACTTAATTACAATATCATTAGATTTCATACAATATAGTCTTTGTCCTTCTATGACAAAGTCAAATTCTCCACCTGGAGTATAACCAACTAAGTCTCCCTCGTTGATTTTAAGCGATTCTAAGGAACTATTTCCGTATTTTAATATACCAATTAGTTTCCTCTCTTTATCATTGCTTAGATAACTTGTGTTCTTAAGTGGTTTTATAAAACATCTGTCACCAAACGACTTCCACCTGTCACTGTCATTGTTTTTATATAAATAAATTTGATCTATATCACAAAAGTACATGTCATCTATAAAATGTGCTCTACTGTTTTTTTGATTGCCTCTAATGTCATAGAAACGTCTAAAAACATTATGATGTATAATAACAAGATCACCAACTTTAATGTCAGTTGAATAAGCCAACGGAGTCGATATGACTTCCGCTAGATTATTCACAGATTTAAAAGTTTCTATTTTAGTATTTAATACTAATTCTTTTTCACCAATCTTTATTTTGTTATTGTATCTATCACCAACAGGTTTTACTATAAAACTAAATACACTATTCATTAATATTCTAAGTCATATTCAACTGATATTGCCATGTTAGAATTAAACTTCTTCCAAGGCATAACTTCATCTCCTTTTTTTATATAGATAAAATAAGAAAGATCTGTACTATCCTGCAATATACAACTTATTTCGTGTCCTCCATAAACAGATTGACCAACCGAATAATGCATTGCTTCGTTCTTGTAGTCTGATCCTATACTTATTTTTCTAATAGAAGATTCCATTACTCAGGTTTTTCTGTATTTTCAATTTCAGTGTAAGAACCGTCTTGCAAATTGATATTAACACTACCGTATTGTTCTTGTAATTCTAATTTAAAGTCTTCAATACTTTTGTTAACGTCTGCTAATTGATGTAGATAACTATGTTTCTGAGACTCTAGAATTCCAATGTTAGTTAGAATATCAGACAAATCTTTTTGTTGCTTAGACAATGTCTCTAATTGTTCTTCTGTAATTTTTTTAACCTCTGTTTCCATTTTTAATTTAATTTAATTGTTATAACTATTTAATCACTTGAATAAGTGAAATTCTACTATTTATCTGTATAAAAGTATACTAGCGGCTGGAACAGTAGTTCCTGAAGATATTATACTTGTAATCATTACTGGTAGAAAAGTACCAGATTGTAAACCAGTAAAAGTAACTGGAGTGTTAGTTGTAACATCAGTGCTAGCATTATATGAACTATTTCCAACAGGTACTACTATCAATGTATTTCCAGTAACTTGAGTTACGGCACCTATAAATACTGCACTAGGTTTATTTAAGACTACATTAGATGATAATGAAGATACAGTATCTACTACCGTGGCAAAGTCTGGTTGATTTCCAAATTGACCCATAATTTATTTTATTTTTTTGTTTTGTTTAGCGTAAGCTTCTTTTTCCCAAGGTAGATTCTTAGCACCTTCTTCCATTGTAGAACGAGAATACTTCTTACCTTTCCACATAACATGTTTATCAGTATAATCTAAATCACCACGTTTCATCTGGTCTATGTGAACCATCTCGTGTTCTATAGTCTTACTTTTCTTTAATTCTAATGGTGATACATTTTTATTTATTAGGATAGACCCATTTGACTGGGCCATTCCTAATATATTATCATCCATGTCAGTACTATAGATTGGAGTGTTATCCATTCCGTAAGGAGGATTAATCATTTTAAAAGCCATAGTACTATTTTATTATTATGCTATAGTAATTGC